TACCTTCTAATTCAGAAAGCACATCCATTAATTCATCCAATCTGTTATTAGATATTTTTTGTATCTTTCCATCATCAGATTTAAAGTGACCACAAGTTATTTGATGTAGTCTCATTAACTGTGTTATTACATTATGTGTTGTAATTAATTTACCATTTAATGTGGCAAGAGCCATTTCTTTCATTTGTTTGTAAACTTTTCTTTGTTCTTCAGTTAACTGAATAGTTCTTTTCATATATGTTTTAGGTGGTAAGTCCAAACAATCTTCTTTTAATACTCTATAAGAAAAAGGTTTTATTTTCTCTGACAACTCAGCAAGATTTCTGTAACCAACTACGATTTCAATTTGTCTACCATTGACTACGATCTTACGAACTACTGCATATCTTGTTTTAAAAGTGTAATATGATTGGTGGTCTAATAACCATGGATCTAAAAAAGCACACTGTGTAAATAAATCTAATGGAGACTTGGTTACTGGTGATCCTGTAAGTATTCTTTTATATGGAATGTGTTTTCCTAAATCTATAATATTTTTAGTTCTAAGTGCTGATGGTGTTTTAATAGTTGTAGATTCATCTATTGCCAACATGGCCCTATGACAGTTTAGAAACTTACCTGCAAAGTCTTTACCTTTTTTTGTAGATAGAGCTTCCACATTCATTATTAATATGTGTAGATCATGATCAACACCAAATAGAATATTTAATTCTTTTTCTTTAGACTTAGTTATATTGGATTCCCATAGCACCATTTTCTTTTCAATGTGATCTGGCATGTGAGTTGGTATTTCAGAATCAAACCAATTTTTATAAACACCTTTTGGTGCAATAATTAGTGCTGCGTTTATTTTACCCTTATCATACAGCATAGAAATATTATCAATTAATACTTTAGATTTACCAGTTCCCATCTCCATAAAATAAGCAAATACCTTCTTATCCCATGACATTTCAAGGGTTTTTAATTGATGTGCGTATGGCTTTGTCTTAAACTTATAATGCATTTTTATTTTTACTTTCTATTGATTAGATATATATAATGTTGTATAGGATGTCAAGAAAATAGAAATATGCAAATAGGAAAAACTACTCAGACAGTAGCAAGGAAAAATATTGTTTATGTATTGCAAGATATTCCTGGTTCAAAATTAGGAACACCTAAAATAAATATTATAGGTGCAAGTGAATTTGGTACATTAAAAGTTCTTCTTCCGGAGAATGCACAAATTATTTTAAGTTCAGGACCAGTTGTGTTCAAATTAAGGCAACTACTAAAAGATTATAAACCACAAGATTATTTACTACTTACAGGCGATCCTGCAATCATTGGTGTTGCATGCTCTATTGTTGCAGAAGTTACAAATGGTAAATATAAATTATTAAAATGGGACAAGCAAGAAAGACGATATTATCCTATAGAAATAGATTTGTATCCTAAAACAGAATCTTCAACTTGACATATGTAGGATAACAATATATATTAAAAATAAATTTAGAAAGGAATATGATATGGTAGAAAACAAAATAAACTTTGAAGAGGACCGAGTTGAATCTATAACACAGATCGACGCGGCAAAAACTTTATCTGATAAAGTTTTAAAATTAAAAGATTTAGAAGATGAGATTGTAAATGCAGAAGAAAGCTTGAGCAAACTAAAAGAACAAGCTAGAATGCTTTCACAAGTTGAAATACCTGCAATGATGCAGGATATGCATATAACAAAATTAAAGCTCAAAGATGGTGAATCTGTAGAAGTAAAACCTTTTTACAGTGCATCTATTATCCCTGAATTTCAGGATAAGGCTTTTCAATGGCTTCGTAGTAATGGCTTAGGTGACGTTATTAAAAATGACATCACCGTTACCTTTGGCCAGGGCGAAGATAACAAGGCGGCACAATATGCTGTCCTTGCACGAGGTCAGGGTTACGAACCTGTCCAGAAAGTGGGCGTACATTCCCAGACACTCAAGGCAGTGTTCAGAGAGCGAGTCGAGTCTGGATTAGACTTGCCCTCTGACACGTTTAAAACGTTTGCGGGTAATCAAACAAAAATAACAAGGAGAAACTAGAAACATGGAAACGAGAAGCGAGAAACAAGTGACAATAAAAAAAGCTGCGCCTCTGCCATCAAGTATTTTATTTGAAGCAGATGCACACGCAGGTTTTGAAAATGTTAGACAACAAAGTGTTGCTCTTCCAATTTTAAAACTATTACAGAATGGTTCAGCTGAAGCACAGAAACGCAATCAAGCGTATGTCGAAGGAGCAGAGCCAGGCATGCTGTTAAATACAGTAACTAAAAAAGTTTATGATGGCACAAAAGGAATAGAAGTAGTTCCTTGTCATTATAAATTAGAGTATCAAGAGTGGTCAGATTTTGGAACTGGTTCAGGAAGACCAGAACAAATATATCCAGACACATCAGACATACTTTCAAAAACAACAAAAGGGAATGACAGCAAAGATAGATTACCAAATGGTAATTATATTTTAACTGTTGGTCAGCATTTTGTTTTAATTTTAAATGAAGGTAGTAGTGAAACTGCTTTGATATCTATGAGTTCATCTCAAGGTAAAGTTAGCAGAAAATGGAATGCCATGATGATGTCTTTAACTATGCAAGGAAAGAACGGAATTTATACTCCACCATCTTTTAGCCATACTTACAAGATAACGACAGTCCTAAACTCTGGAAAAGGAAACCAATGGTATGGTTATAATGTAACCAAAGTTGGTCCTGTTCAAGATCCAGCTGTGTATGATAGAGCAAAACAATTTTATCAATCACTAGCCAACGGAAAATAAATTTATGGGCGGCAGCAATGCCGCCCTTACAGATATAGGATGTCATGGAGAAATTCAGAGATATATTCTCGGGCTTAAATTCTGCTTATGGTCAAACTAAAAATACAGATCAATTTGATGAAGATGGAAAACACGAAACAAAATCCATAACAACTAAAGCACAAGTTACAAACCAGCTTTGGAAAGACCATCTAGACGGAAAAGAACCTGCCCTTGGAATAGTTCCAATACGAGAAGATAATAAATGCAAGTGGGGTTGCATTGACATAGATACTTATCCATTTGACCACAAAAAATTTTTACAAAACATAAGAACCAAACAACTACCACTAATACTATTTAGATCTAAATCTGGTGGAGCACACGTATTTTTATTTACAAAAGATTTTATACCGGCGTCTTTAATGAGAGAAAAATTAAAGAAGATGGCCTCTATCCTAGGTTATTCAAAGGCAGAGATATTTCCAAAACAAGATTATATCAGAGTTGAAAGAGGAGACACAGGTAGTTTTTTAAATCTACCCTATCACAAAGGCAATGACACAGTTAGATACGCATTTAAAGATGATGGCACGAAAGCAACACTAGAAGAGTTTTACGAGTTGTATGATAAGTATTCTACAATAGAAAAAGATTTAATTAATTTTAAATCTGAGAATGCAAATGACGATATGTTATCAGAAGCACCACCTTGTTTAGTTGCATTACTTACACAAAAATTAATAACAAAAGGAACTAGAAACAATGGAATGTATAATGTGTCAGTGTATCTTAAAAAAAGATTTCCTGATAATTGGATGGATAAGTTACATGAATACAATGTTAAATATATACCAGAGCCACTAACACATAATGAAATACAAAATACGATCGATTCGGTATCTAAAAAAGATTATCAATACAAATGTAAAGAAGATCCTATTGTAAGTTATTGTGATGCAAAGACTTGTGCGCGTAGAAAGTTTGGTGTTGGAGATGACTTGCCACCAATAGAAATATCTTCCATAAGAAAGTTTACATCCGATCCACCAATTTATTATGCAACTGTTGATGGAGAAACTGTTGAGATAGATGATACTACACTACATGATGCAGATAAATTTTCTATTGCATGTATGAATCAGATTGGAAAGCCAATGATACCTGTAGGAAAAATAATTTGGAGAAAGATGTTAGCCAAACTATTTGTAAAGTTAGAAGAAATAAAAGCACCACCATCTGCGAAGATGGATTATGTATTACATGAGTTAGTTGTAGACTTTGTTAGTAGATCAAAATCTAAATCAATAGATGATGTTAAACGAGGCATAGCCCACACAGAAGATGGATATACAATGTTTATGTTTAAATCATTTTGGAAGTTTACAGAGAGATCTAAGTTATGGAATCTACCACATCACAAGACACTAAAAAAATTAGAATCAGTTTTTGGTGCAAAAGATGTGGCTGTAAAGATTAATAATAAATCAGTTCGTGTTTTGAGAATGCCAGCCATAGATCCTGATAGACTAGAAACAAGAGAATCAAAAATGAAAGACCCATCCTTCTCATGATATGTATTAGAACAAAAACACCTGGTCCTCCAGGAACTGGAAAGACTCATCACTTAATTAACAAATATTTAATTAAAGAAATAAATGAAAACAAAATTGATTCTAAAAGAATTGCATACATAACTTTTACAAAGTCAGGAACAGAAGAAGCACAGAAGAGAGTTCAAACATTATTTCCTGGTAAAGAGTTTCCATTCATATGCACCATGCATTCATTAGGTGTTAAACAATTAGGTATTGATACTTCAACACAATTATTAAAAGATGACAAATGGAATGCTTTTAAAAATTTTTCTTCAATATGTCAGCACTTAAATTTTGAATCTGAATATGATCCTGAGACAGGACATGTTGTGCATAAGAATGATTACATGAAAGTAATTGAATATGCCAGAGCCAAGAAGATGGATGTTAGAGAGGCAAACATAGAATTAGATTTACCAAACATAAATATATTTTTATTAGAACAATTAAATGTAGATTTGATTTCATACAAAGCACAAACAAATATGATTGAGTATTATGATATGATTAGAATGTTTGTTCAAAGAGATAAGTGTCCACCATTGGATGTTGTATTTTTAGATGAGGCACAAGATTTAAATTTAATGCAGTGGGATATGTTTTTTTACATTGAGTCTAGATGTAAAAGATCATATGTTGCAGGGGATGATGATCAAACTATCTATACCTTTCAAGGTGCAGAGCCCTCTGTATTTATTAATCTAAGAGGCATACTAGATCCTAAAGTAGAATCAAGAAGAGTTCCTAAATTAGTTTATGATAAGTCATTACAAATTTTAGAAAACATTCACACTAGATTAAACAAAGATTGGAAACCAAGAGACACACAGGGGAATGTTTTTGAGAATCAATTTTTAGATAATATAAATTTTAGTAAAGGTAACTGGATGATTCTTGCAAGAACCAACGATATGTTAGTTCCTATACAACAACACATATCAGATTTAGGTTTGAGATTTGACAGTAAAATCAATAACTTATTACCAAATGATATTTTGAAAGCTTATAGAATTTGGCAGAGATTACATAAGGGTGCAATCGTTAGTGGAGAAGAAGCTAAGTCTATTTACAAAGTTTTAAATTGCAACAAGAAACAAGTTAAGAGAGGTTTTGCAAACGGACAATCATTAGAGAGTGTTGAATTGGTAGACCTCGATGACCTTATGATGAATCATGGTTTAATGATTACAGGAGACTGGGAGCAGCTGGATATAGATGACAAAGTAAAATTGTTTATGAAAGGTTTATTGAATAGTGGTGATGATCTAATGGATAAAGCTAGAATAAAAATTTCAACCATTCATTCAGTAAAGGGTCAAGAGTGTGATAATGTTGTTTTGTTTACAGACCTTGGAAAGACTGTTTATGATGCAGCATTAAAAAATCCTGACCCAGAACATAGATTATATTTTGTTGGAGTAACAAGAACAAAAGAAAATCTATACATAATGGAACCAACCAATGATTATTATTATACGATAGGAGAACCAATACTATGAACAAAGCATTTTTTAAACAAGTAGGAGGACGACATTACAAAAAGTTTAAAATACAACCTGCTAGATTTATTAATGAAAATAAGTTATTATTTGCAGAAGGTAACACAATTAAATATTTGTGTCGCCATCAAGATAAGGGAGGAAAGCAAGACTTGTTAAAAGCAATTCATTACATACAAATGATTATTGAAAGGGATTATAGCAATGAGAGGTAGAAAAATGGCAACACTAGACATAGGTTTGTTTACAATGTTGTGTGTGTATTGTTTTCTAACAATGATAAATTAAATGTTTAAAGCTCAAAACGAATGGATATGCCCGGAAACATTTCCAGATTTAAAAGGTTACAAGTATGTTGCAATTGATCTTGAAACAAAAGATTTAAATTTAAAATCTTTAGGATCAGGTTCAATCAAAGGTGATGGCAACATCGTTGGTATATCTGTTGCTGTAGATGGTTGGTCTGGTTACTATCCAATTGCACACGAGGGTGGTGGTAATTTAGATAAAGATAAAGTTTTAGATTGGATCCAAGTCATATTACAAAATGATTCAGTAAAAATATTTCACAACGCAATGTATGACGTGTGTTGGCTCAAATATTATGGATTAAAAATTAATGGCCTTATTGTTGACACAATGGTCATGGCATCTTTGGTGGATGAAAATAGATTATGGTACACATTAAATAGTATTTCATATGATTATTTAGGAGAAACTAAAAACGAATCAGCATTAAAAGAAGCAGCAGAGTCATGGGGCATAGATCCTAAATCTGAAATGTATAAACTTCCTGCAATGTATGTAGGTCCTTATGCAGAGAAAGATGCACAGCTAACATTAGAATTATTTAAAGTTTTATCAAGAGAGATTCAAAAACAAAAATTAGAAGAAGTGTTCAACCTTGAAACACAATTGTTTCCTTGTTTGGTTGACATGCGATTTAAAGGTGTAAGAGTAGATATAGAACGTGCACACAAATTGAAACAAGAACTAACATCCCAAGAGTTAAACTTGTTAAAAGAAATAAAAGAACAAACAGGGCTAGAAGTGCAGATTTGGGCTGCCAGATCAATAGCCAAAGTTTTTGATAAACTTGGTTTACACTACGACAGAACCGAAAAATCATCAGCCCCTTCCTTTACCAAAAATTTTTTACAAGAACATAAGCACCCTATAGTTCAGAAGATTGCAAAAGCAAGAGAAATAAATAAAGCTCACACAACTTTTATCGACACCATTTTACGATTTGAACACAAAGGAAGAATACATGCAGAGATAAATCAAATACGATCTGACCAAGGAGGAACTGTTACCGGTAGATTCTCTTACACAAATCCAAATCTCCAGCAGATACCAGCGAGAAACAAGGATCTAGGACCTATGATTAGATCTTTATTCATACCAGAAATTGGCCATAAATGGGGTTGTTTTGACTATTCACAACAAGAACCAAGACTCGTTGTACACTACGCAGCAACAACGGAACCTATTTGTTTTGATAATTCAGTTACAGAAATAGTAGAAAGATTTAAAAATAACAATGTAGACTTTCACAAAACTGTGGCTGACATGGCTAACATATCTAGAATACAAGCAAAGACAATTAATCTTGGTTTGTTTTACGGAATGGGGAAAGCAAAACTTCAGGGTGAACTTGGTCTATCAAAAGCAGAGGCGGAAGAATTGTTTAACAAGTATCATGACAGAGTTCCCTTTGTAAAAGAATTAATGAATAAGACTTCTGGTCATGCACAGACACATGGGTCAATAGGAACATTACTTGGAAGACGGTGTAGATTTAATAAATGGGAACCAACAACATTTGGTATGCACACTCCTATGACATTTGAAGAGGCCAGTGCAACATATGGGCAAGGAAGAATTAGAAGAGCATTTACCTACAAAGCATTAAACAAACTAATACAAGGTTCAGCTGCAGACATGACGAAGAAAGCAATGTTAGATTTATATAACGAAGGAATAATACCACATATACAGATTCATGATGAACTAGATATATCTGTTAAAGATGATAATGAAGCTATGAAGATTAAACAAATTATGGAAAACGCAGTTCAACTAGCTATCCCAAATAAAGTTGACTATGAAAGTGGCTCTACTTGGGGTGATATTTATGATTGATTATGTCTTACTTAAACGCTAACATACCACCAATTTATTGTAACATCAGGAGGGAATATTTATATGACCTTACAAAACATAAAGGAGAAGCTGAAGAGTGTGTGGTCTTTGGCTTTGCGAGCATTCCAGGCCGTGCGCCACTGTTTCATTGTTTACTTACAAATGGTGCGGTATATTGGAGACTCCCTATCTCTGCTTTTTTTCAAAGATCATTTAGCCGTGGTGAGGGTGATGGACAAGTTCGAGATCAAAGCCTCGAACATCTTCAGCTATGGAATTCATTTAGTTATTATCCTAGCGTTATTACTTTTGATTTTCTAATCGGACAAAGCGGTAAATATCTAGGACATGACAAAAAATTTCATCACGGTGAATATTTATTTACGATTGATTGGGCTCACCCAGAACCTAACGTCTTGGACACGGAACACTCTGAAATACCTTCAGAGCATAAGTGTGGACACGTTCTGGCTCTTGATAACGGGAATTATGCTATTCAGCCTAATAATCGTATTCTGTGGCACATATCTAGTTTTACTACTTCATCACATTGGCCTGACTATATGGTCCAGCATTCGGAATGGAATGTCGAAAATAAAGGTTGGGTAACCGATGACACTGATAAAATGTTTTATCAAACTGATAAAAAAGACAACACCAAATGAGTGTATCTATAGACTCTGGAATGGAGAGTGTTGCCTACAACAACATTGTAAATGCAAAAATGACTAAGAACATGATTGAATTTAGAAATATGGTGTTTGTATTCTTTGGCACAATAATTTTTTTAACCATCATAGGATTTATAAGTAATCGGACGGAACCCGCCTTTGTGGCTAACACAGAACAAGAATTTGTGAAAGCTGTTGATAAGTGTGTAAATTATCTAGAAAGAAATATACCTGAAGATAAAAGAGTAAATAGAAGACTAATAATAACTAAAGCTTCATTAGAATCTAATTATGGTAAATCTAGGTTCGCAATTGAGGGCAATAATCTATTTGGTATTAGACAATTTGACAAGCTAGAAAATGGTATGCTACCCCAGCAGATAGCATCGAGCGTCAAGTGGCGAGTGGCTAGATTTGATTCTAAATGTGATAGTGTTAAATATTATATTAACTTGTTAAACAACAATCATCATTACGAAGACTTTAGAAAAGAACGTGCATATCAAAAAAATAATAATTTAAATTTACCCACAAGATACTTTATTAAACTAGAAAAGTATGCTACCAACCCAAACTATCCAGATCTATTGTTAAAAACATACAAAAATTTATATGAGACTAAGTCCTAATTTTACATTAGACGAGTTAACATTTTCAGAAATTGCTCAAAGAAAAGGAATACCAAACAAGCCAAACGTTCAACAAATAGAAGCTTTAAGAGTATTGTGTATGAACATATTACAACCTGTCAGAGATCATTTTAAACTACCTGTATCTGTATCCTCTGGTTTTAGAACTATTGGCCTTTGTCTTGCAATAGGATCGAGCGCCAAGAGTCAACACACGAGAGGTGAGGCAGCAGATTTTGAAATCTTTGGTGTGCATAACAAGGACGTAAGTGATTGGATTGTAAAAAATCTTGACTACGATCAATGTATATTAGAATTTTGGGACCCCAAGGACCCTAACTCCGGAT